TAACTTCCTGTGGTATCTCTCCCCGGTCTGCCATCTTATGATGCATAACACAACAAGTCAGCAAATTGTCATCATCCAGTCGTCTGTCAAAGTCATCAGCCAATGAAACAGCATGGTGAACCTCCAGCCTATCATACGTGTACTGATCTGTTGTACCATATAACCTGCGAATGCATATCTGGCATAGCTGCTTATCCCTTACCCTTATCTGCTCTCGTTTGCGGGTCCATACTCTTGATGACCGGAACCGGCCTATCTCATCTGTGCGGTACCTGCGCTTTGGTTTGTACCCACAATCATACTTACTGTCGTGTATGCGCCCACAATATTTACATGACTTAAGCATATATCTATTGCCCTCCATATCTTTTACCTATCACTCGTGCCCCGCCCTGCACATTATAGAGTGTTAAACCCTGTCCCGGATACTAGTACGCAGCCCGTGGATATCTTAACCTATTACCATTACCATACAGTAAAGGCCCCACAGTAGCTAAGCTGTGGAGCCTTGCGGAAGGAGGTTTCTATATCAGTAGATGTTGGATGCTAGCCAAGTCCCTATCCATCGATCCCATTATACATATTACCACATCAAAATCGGACATTGCGGACAAGTTACATATTATCCAGATATCTATGGCACCGCTTACGCACCCCGTCTGCTGTATTGCCTCCTCCTATATGAGCCGCTACCTGTCCCCAGGTCAAGCCGTTAACATATCTCAGTGTTATAATCTGCCGTGTCAAACTGTCATCAATCTCTCCGATAAGCTCATCAATCTCCAACCTTTTGTCCTGCAAATCCTCTTTGCGTCTCTCCAAGCGTCTCTGTAAGCGCTTTGCTTTAACGCCATGGCCCTCTACATCAATACCGGTAATTGTGATCACATGCTCCGTATAGGGCCATTCCTGATCCGACCCCCGGACTGTATCTGACACTGTATCGTATCCCAATGTCCTTATCTCAGTGTCCAATAGCTCTATCTCTTTTTTTAGATATCGGAAGTCTTTTAACTCCTCTTTTGTCATCCCTCAAGCCTGCCTCCTTGATGTGCCGTTTTAAATCTTTAGGGCTCCTGCCGTACTCTATAGCCATGTCCATTATGGACCATCCCTTGTCTAAATCCCAGCGTATCATCATGTCGCTTGCGTCCGTGTACGGCCGGATTTTACCGTTTGGCCCTTCCGGTATTATCTTTTCCATCCGTCTTTCCTCAGTTCTTACCTTCCGGGCCCGGTTCCTTTGCTTCTTCCGGTTCCACTCCTCATGGCATTCCGGATTTTCGCATACTTCCGGTATAGGGCCGTTTTTACGGTACTCAAATGGTTGCCCACATTGCTTGCAAATTATAATCCGTTTTACATCTTGATGATAACTCATAACTTTATAGCATACGGATATGGAGCAATCGCAAAAATACGCAATATCCCGATATGATAAGCCCCGGCGGTACATATCCACTATGCTCGCATTGCGCTCCGCTACGCTTTGCATTAGTTGCCACCTCCACAAATTTGTTTGCTCAATATCAATTCTTCCACTTTTTATTCCCCATTTTTATGTTAACTTGTTATTATCGATTAAAAAACGGGGCCCGGCGATTAAAAACAATATAGAGGTGTATGGTTGCCTGCCATATTACCTTTTAATTTTTGATTGGTTTGCCGGCCCCCGCTGTGGTGCTTTACCTGTCATATACCATCCCCTCTCCGATATCCGGCATCAAAACAAGCTTAACTGCTCCTGCCGTCTCACATTCCTCGGCCCGACCCCATCCTTAAAATCTTGCGGTCGCAGGCCCTCTAAAAAGCTATAAACCTTGAGTAGATAAGCTGCCGAAATAACATATTTGTGCATCTCTCTGATGTCATCGCTCCCAATAGCTTTTTCCAGATTTTTTGGCTCATCCAGCAGCTTATTTAGATCCATCCACTTGTAGGAGGTGATCCACCCTCCAGCTTTGAGCTCGACAAGCTTTTTGTACTTTGGATGTGCTTTGCACTCCCTCAGCGCCTCTTTTGCAGCCCTGCGCGTTTCGTTCGGGTCCGCAATATAATCTCCTGGTACAGCTGGTGGCAGATCCCTTTTGCATATTGCTGGGATAGGGATACCACTATCTTCGCATATATCCCTTGCCGCACTCTGGCAGTACATGATGTCGGTTATGGCCTCGTTGAGCCATTTGCCGTCCGGCCGGTTTGGGTCTCCCATGCCGCTACTTTTTATCCGCTCATATCGCCTGTATGCTCCCTCTATGTTTCGGGTCAGCTCCTCAATTTCTTCCTCAGCGGGTGTCATGGCTCCCGCCCTTCAGTGCTTTAACCTTTGCCCTGGTAATCCCCAGCTGGCTCCGCTCCGCCCATACGTCCTTAACCGGTCTTTTCAGCTCTTCCGCAATCTCGGCATTACCTTTTTCCTCGCATTTGTCAAAATATCTTGCAAGCTTGATAAGTTCTGATATTTCTTTAGATGACCACTTCATGATTCTTCCCCTCTCCTATTTCGTAATCAGATAGCCCTATTTCGTAATCAGATAGCCTTCCTTTTCGCCCTTACCCGATCTTCCCTTTCCAGCTCCTTAACCATCTGCCGGATCCGATCGTGGATCCGCGTGCTGACTAGCGTGTTGCGACAGTCCACACATACATAGCTGATATTGCACAGCTCCAATATGCCTTTCAACCTATCTCCCAGCTCGCTCCGTTTGTACAGCAGCACCTCGGTTTCGCATTTTCCACAAATCCCGCACTTTCGCATTTTCGATTTCTCCTTTCTACCGAAACAGGTCCATGTGCTTTGCTTGTTCGGCATCCGTCATGTTGTTCCATAAGTCATTCATTCGGTGCACAATTTTATCGAACAATTTTTCCGAATCCTTGCGCCACTCCGGTGTATCAACCTTGTAATTCGTATCAAAATATTTTAATGCATTCAAGTAACGAACCCTAAGCCCTGAAAACTCTGCTTCATCTTTTTGAGCCACACAATCACCCCTTTTCACAGTTCCATCTTGATTTGCTTTCTGTTCACGCACCATTCCGACATTACCGGATATAGCTCCCATTCCTGTCCGTCCGCCTCATAGTCAATTGTGCCGAACTTGTATCCTTTGTCCGGTGGCGATACCTTCAAGCCGTCCAGCACGACCAGGTGCGATTCCGGAACAGCCTGCCTTTCAATCCGGCTTGCATTTTTCTTAAATTCTGTTGCACAGCTCTTCAATCCGAATGTAAATTCCGGGGATCTCGGCCCAGAACTTTTCGATAATTTCTGATGCCACCCGGGCATCATCTGCCCAATATCCCAGATGTGTCATAACATCCTTGAGCATCTTTTGCAGGTTATCAGTGTCCGGCCGGGTAGTCCTGTATTCGCCATCATGATGATTGCCGGTAATCGGGAAGCACCACTTTGTAATCAGCCGAACTGCACCGGTATACTTTTCTGCCGGCACATGCCCAACCAGATGCGCTTCCAATTTTGATCTGGTTTCCTTCAGTTCCTGCGGCTCGTAAAATATCGGTTTGCCTTTCATCACCCTGACTTGCTTTTCCTGATGAGTTTTTGTCGGCGGGATCATCGCCATAAAAAATTCAGCCGTCTTTTTATCACTTCTCAAAGTTTCATCAATTCCCATGTATTAACACTTCCCATTTTTTAGATTTTTGGGTTTTTGCCCTTGTCACCGTCATGTATGGTTTAGGGGTGACCACGCCACTTTACGTGGTCACCTACCGTACCCATACGTGACGACGCGATTAGCGGCGGAAGAAATTTTATATATATATATATGGTCGTTTCCCACCCAGGAAGGAAACATGTTTTCATGGTCTTTTCCTACCTAGGAAGCCACCATACTTTTATGGTTCCTTCTCACCCAGGAAGTGACCATTATTTTATGGTCTCTTCCTCCCTCTTTTTTACAATTACATAGCCATTATTTTTATCAACTTCATAGCCACCATGCTCACGTAATTTGTCAGTTACTGTTCTAACTGTCACTCCTAGGTATTCAGCAATCTCCTTTTTTGTAGGTGGATCGCCAAAATTACAGCTATTAATGGCTTCCTCAAATTCTTGGGACTTGGTCCGACGATCCTTTTTTGCTTTCTTTTTTCGTTGCTTCGTTGCCCTTTGCCACGGTGGGGCTTCCCCTTCGGCTTCCACATCTTTAAGGCGGCCGTCCATGTCCAGATGGTGAACGGGATAATCAAACCACAGATTTACCGGCGCAAACTTCGGGAACTCCCGGAGCGTGCCGTCAATCCTCCAGGCCGTTCGGGCCCGGGTAGCCTTTTCGGCAGCCTGCAGGTCCGGTTGCATGGCTTGATATTGTTCTTCTGTCAGAAGACTCTGGCAGGTGTCCAGCATGGTCTTTTGGCTGCATTGATCGTCCTGAGATACCTCGTCTTCCCAGTCCTCCGCGTGCTCCTGTAACCACGCCAGGCACACCTTGCAGATGGCCTTGTTAATCTCCTGATCAATCAGCTTGTCATTGGGTTCCAGCTCGATCAGATCCAACAGGGCGTCCGGGTCCCGGGCAAAAACGCCGCTCCCTGACGCCCGGTCCATAGCCCGCTTTTGCCCCTGCATGCCCTTGCTGTGGTGGTGGCAGTAGATCACAGCACACCCCAGTTCGGTGCACACCCGGTCAAACTGATTGCAAAAGTGGGCCATCTGGTCCGCACTGTTTTCATCGCCGGTGATCACCTTGTAAATGGGATCGATAATAATGGCGATATAGTTTTTCTTGGCCGCCCGCCGGATCAGCTTTGGGGCAAGCTTATCCATTGGTACGGACTTACCTCTCAGGTTCCAAACATCTATGTTTCGCAAATTGTTTGGATTCCAGTTCAAAGCGGAATATACATCCTTGAAGCGATGCAGACAGCTGGCCCGATCCAGCTCAAGATTTACGTACATAACCTTGCCCTGGGCGCATGGCCATTCGAGCCATTTCCGGCCTTCGGCTATGGCTATACATAACTCTATTAAGGCATATGACTTCCCGGCCTTGCTGGGCCCGGCCAGCAGCATTTTGTGGCCCTGCCTTAGCACACCCTCGATCAGCGGCGGTGATAGTTCAGGCAGGTGGTCCCACACGTCGGCCATGCTCTCCGGATCCGGCAAGTCGTCATTTACACTCTCGATCCATTCCTGCCATTCCTTCCAGCTTTCCTTCCCAATATTTCTGTCAACTAAAAATTGTTTATGCCCGTTGCGCATGATCCCCGGCATCCGGGACAACCTGGATGGATTTTTGTTCTGTGTATCAACTGTCAGGCCATTCTTTTTACATACTTCATATAGATAATCCACTCGTTTGCGATATTCACTGTAGTCGGCTGCTTCAATCTTTACGATGGCGTGCAGGCTCTTCCTGCCGCTGTGCACCAGGCAGGCAATCGGCAGCTCCAGCTCTCTTAGAATGGCGTTCTGTCGGTCAATGGGCATGGAATCGGATTCCACCAGGGCATACCGAAAATCGGTCACGTTCTCGTTTTTTACATCCTTGCCGTCCAGGGGGTTAAACCGGATCCACGCCCCCGCTTTGGGATTGTAGTCGCCAAACACTGCTCCAATATCACCGTGGCAAGTATTAAGCTGTTCAATCAGCTGGCCGGCCGTTCGGTCGCACGCTCCCTTTGTCGGCAGGTATCGGGTATCATCCTTGTCTGTCTTTTCCCAGCTCTCCGTCACGTACCCAACATTTTCCGATGCCTCAAATAAAGTTTCCAAGTAAGCTACGATCTGTTTAACGGGATCCCACTCTACCGGCTCGACAACCTCCTTACCCTCCAGCCAACCCGGATTGACCACTACCAGGTCCTCCTTGGCACTTATGGTGGCGTTCCAGCCCAGCTCCTGTCCAGGCTCATCACCCTGATCCGGCGGTTGCCATCCTTGATCCCGTGCAAATTGTACGATGGTGCCGGCTGTAACGGGTTTGCCGGATCCGCGGAATGTATCCCATTTCTTAAAGCATTCGCCGGGATGGTATCTCTTATCATCTCTAGCACTCCAGGCATCCCAATCTGCAGCAGTGTAATTGGCATCCTTCAATGCCATTCCCACAGAGCACCATTCCTGATAGCTTAGCATGGCGGGATCTATGGATTCCAAAACTTGTATTAAGTCATATTTGCTTTCCATTTTGTTTCCTCAAATTCATCAAATTTTGCTAACTGGCTTGTATGCCTCAGGGTGAATATCATACGGGGTTCTCCACCCATTGGCCGCGATCCGATTGATTAAGCGCTTTGCGCTTTCAAAGTCCCATTTGCCAACATGCTGAAACCCTCGGCCCTCTAAAAATCGGATTTGCTTTGGTGTAGTCAGTCCCTCTGTGCGGCGTATGTTCAGCCGGTCCAGCAACTTCGTGGCTTTCCCGGCATTATCGATTTCGTCTGGGAATATGCCTAGTTTTTCTAATGCTTTAACTTGCTTATCGGATGGTGGCTTCACTTCCCATCCAAAGCTTGGAACGTATCCTGACAGATCTTCTGCCTGAATGCTCATCTCGAACTGCAACGGGTCCACCAGCTTGCGCTTACGATGTTTCATCTTCTGCAATTGCTTGGCAAGAGCTTCCTCGCGCTCGGCCACAACATCTTCTGACGCTTGCTGTTGGGCTTCCTCGATATCCACCGGACACCCCGCCTCCTCGATATTCTCGGTCATCTTCTGGGCAACTTCTTCCGACTCACAAATCAGATGGGCCGGATGGCACAGCTCGTGCCGCTCCGTGTGCCACAAAAAATCTAGTAGTAGCAAGTGGTCCTTACCCGGGTGCAGCCGGGTACCGCGGCCCACCATCTGGGCATACAGGCTGCGGATCTTGGTGGGACGCAGTACCACTATGCAGTCTATCGGCGGGCAGTCGAACCCCTCTGTCAGCAGCATGGAGTTACAAAGTACGTTGTATTTTCCATCGTTAAAGTCGTCCAGGATCTCCGCCCGATCCTTACTCTCACCGTTGACCTCCGCCGCCCGGAATCCCCGGTCCAGTAAGATATCCCGGAACTTTTGGCTCGTTTTGATTAGTGGCAGAAAAACAAGTGTCCGGCGGTCCATACAATACTTAGCCATCTCATCGGCAATCTGATATAAATACGGGTCTAATGCCGTGCCCAGATCGCTAACCTTAAAATCCCCGGACTGTACGCCAACTCCGGTTAGGTCAAGCTTTAGTGGTATAGTCAGTGCCTCGATAGGCGCCAAATAACCCTCTTTGATTGCCTTGGGCAGGGTGTACTCATAAGCAAGGCTATCAAAGTAACTGCCTAAATTCTTCATATCACCCCTGTCCGGTGTTGCTGTAACTCCCAGTACCTTTGCACCGTCAAAGTGCCCCAGCACTCGCTGGTAGCTGTCCGACAGGACGTGGTGGGCCTCGTCAACGATGATCCGGCCGAAAAAATCCGGCGGGAATTGTTCCAGGCGCTTTTCGCGCATCAGGCTCTGCACGGAGCCCACTACAACCCGGTACCAGCTGTCCAGACAGGTTTCTTCTGCCTTTTCCACTGCACACCGTAAACCAGTAGACTGCTGCAGTTTGTCGGCTGCCTGATCCAGCAGCTCCCCGCGGTGTGCCAATATCAGAACACGATCGCCTATCCTGACACAGTCCTCTGCAACTTTTGAAAAAACGATTGTTTTGCCGGTGCCTGTTGGAAGAACCAGCAGGGTCCTGTCGACCCCGCTGTCCCACTGCCCCTCTATTGCTTTTCTTGCCTCTTCCTGATACGGCCTCAGCTCCACAGTTAAAACCTCCCTGGTTCAAACTTTTTCGCTGGAGCAGATTCTTCTGGCTCTTCTGGTGGATCGTAAAACTTTTCAATTTCATTCGATTCGTGTTCCTTACCGTCGTTGCCGGTCCACTTGTAAATGCCGATCTTTGCACGGCCATGGGCTCCAACAGTCTTGTCAAAATTCATTACGAACTTTTCCCCGTGTTTCCTCAGCCCGACTGCTGTAAAAAATGCGCACAGTAACCCTTCTGTTTTAGTGTGCAAAAACAGATTGTGCCGGATAGTTGTTTCCCCTTCAGGCGAACTTATTTTAAGATACATAATCGCTTTGTTACATGGCGGGAGCTTTTCGCTCCCGCTGTGCCGGCCACGCTCAAACTTCTCGACCGTGAAGTCGTAATCTCCTTCCGGGAGTAAGGCCCAACCCGGATTATCATTTTCAATTGCATCGTTCCAGCCTAACTCGTGATCAACATAATTTTCATTTTCGTAAGACATAAAATTTATCCCCCTATTTTAAAATGGTAACTTTCGATTATCTTCGATAACTTCAAGCAGCTGCGGCCAGGCTGCGATCAGGCAGCCATCCACGAACTCTGGATCATAGTTTTCAATTGGCGTATCCACCGGATAGTAACCCTTTTCAGCCACCGCGTTCCGGACTTCCTCCGCCGTCACTTTACTCGGCAACATCAGGTCCCAGAGCTTCTGCGGTACTCCTGCAGGTGCCTTACTCATGGCCGCTCCTACTTGTGATTGTGGTTTTGCTGTAACTTGTTTTTGCTCCGTTTTAGGCTCGTTTTGCTCCAACTTCACCTGCTTTTGCACCAATTCTGACTGTTTCTGCTCCGGTTCTGGTCGCTTCTGATCCGGGCCTTTATTCCCAGTTGTTTGCGATTCAGGTTTATTTGCAGGCGCCTGTGATTGCGAATGAGAGACCGGAACGGTTGACGAATGTGGAATAATATGAGCAATAGCAGCATAGTCAAATGGCAATTCAGGAAGCAGCCCATCCCTGTTCTTAGCATCCCAACAGGGATGGTGGGATGTGTACATCACACGTTCCCCGCCCTGCGCTTTATGCTTTTGGCCTTTGTCATCAACTGCGACAGAATAAGTCTTATAGTTCGCGAACAATAGCATGTCGGACCATTCTTTGATCAGCGGTGATGTCTGGGAAGATGTTTTCTTACCCAGTTTCAGTTCGTATCGGTCATAGGCTCCGAGTTCATCCGGCTGTTCAAACTTCCTGATCTGCGCATGTGCAGTAAGGATTGCATTAATTCCGCATTCCACTATGTCATCTGACAAGCGATTCAAAAAACGTCCGAATTCTTCTTTCGTGTAAACATAACCATTACCGTATCCGAAATCCTCAATTCCACTTTTCTTGTGTTTGGAGCAAACAAACTCCACACACATATGCTCTGCCCAGTCAACTGTATCGATCACAAGTGATTTGCAAATGTCAGGATGCGTTCTGACATAATCAATTTCTTCCAGAATCATCTGCCAGCTGCTTGGCTTTGGAAGCCTCGCCACATCCATAGAATTTGTTGATCCTTCTGTATCGATAAAAAGCGGATTAGGAAACTTACTTGCAAATGTTGATTTCCCAATACCTTCAGGACCATATATAACGACCTTTTTTGCGGTTGCAATTTTACCCTTGATAATCTCCATCAAAACTCACCTGCTTTCCATTTCTTCTGCTGCGGCTTTTCTGTTTTTGGCTTTAAGAGGTATTCTTCTTCACCCTTTTCTTGATTCCGGTCGGCTTGGTACTGAATAGGACTTACTGAGTAACCGTCTTCGATTATGATTGAGCAGTCATCACCGGTGCTGACTCGTGTCGCAATCGCTTGCAGGCCCTCCTGCTCCAACCAGGCACCAAACTCCTGCAGGGTATCCATATCCATCTGCTCCAATTTATCCAGGAGGACAAAACCACACTTAGGATTGAGTTGCTGAACAATGGCCGTGGCAATCTTAAGCTGATCTGATCCGGAGATGCAGTCCCATTCCCTCCCTTGATACGTCAATTCGCCATCTTGCACTGATAAGCCCGGCAGTGGTAGATCTGCCCCTTTGAGCAGGTCCGTCTTGGCCTGCCGTACCTTGTCGATCTCGTTGGTAAGGGCATCATATTTTTGGACATAGACTTGAGCATCCTCTTCGGCTTTATCCTTGTCCAAATTGGCCCGCACCTTCACATTGACAGCCTCGATATTGGCAATATTGTTTTCCAGCTCTTCCGTTGATTCATCGTGCAGGTCAAGGGCCGATTTCTGGGCGGTCTCCACATCCTGTGTTATTTCTTTTTGCTTCTCCAGCATTTCGGCCAGTTTGCGCTGCAGGTCCTCGATCTTGCCAGCAATATCAGCTGCCTGGCTTTTCAGATAGGCAAGGTTCCGTCGTTTCCTCTCATTTTCACCATTCCGGGCCAGTATGCCCTGCTGCTGCTTAATAAGCTCGCTTGCTGATACCGGCTCTTTTGGAGCATCCGGGTAATAAGGCTGTTCCTTGGCATACTTCTTTTTCTGGTCTGCAATCTGCCCGATCGCCCGGCGCTGGTTGTACTTTTCAGTCTCCTCCCGTTCCAGCTCTACCAATTGATCCCTGACTCCAATAATCTGCAATAATGTATTAGCCTTTTCTTTGCTTGTGGACTGCATAAACTTTGGCAGGTCCAATGCAAGCTGCTCCACGAACTCATTTAAGAGCTGTTGGCCGCCCTTCTGGCCGTTCGGATCAATCACCTTGAGATCAGAGTTTTTCCCTTTTCTCTCAACTATCAGACCGTTACTCATTACCAGGTGTAGGTTTGGCGGCGTGACGGATCCGTCTCGCTGTGCCTGGGACGGGCGGTATTTTTCCCCGCCCAGTGCCCATGCAATACTGTCCAGTACAGATGTCTTGCCCTGCCGGTTCTTCCCGCCGATGACGGTCAAGCCGTTGGCGGAGGGCTCCAGCTTTACTGCTTTGACTCGTTTGACGTTCTCAATCTCAAGCTTGTTTATTTTCACTGACATTTGATTTGATTTTCCCCCTCAAAATGTTAAAATAATGGTGACGGATTGGCCCTTTTACAGGGCTCTTTTTTATTTTGCCGGAACTTGATAGCCATACTTATAATTAAGTAACAATGTCCGTATCTCGCTGACAATCTGATCCGCCCGCTCCGGCGTATCAAAGGATCCCATTACCATGGATCCGCATATCACATCGTTGCCGTCCAGGCGGTACCTGCATCGCACATCTACGGCGGACTGCACATTGGTCATGCTCGATCCGTCCTGACTTTTAACCAACATAATTACGTCTCTCCTTCTCTTTTTTTATCCTGCATCTCACCCGTCTCGTCGTACTTACAAGTCATCCAATAAGGCTTCACTCTGCCATCTCCTTCCGGTTTAGCATCTTATCCGCTACCCGCAGCCCATCCTCCAGTCTGCCAGTTGCCGCCAGGTACTGTGGGATGGTCAGCTTATGCAGGCTGTTTTTGCTTGCATAATTATTCATGAGAGCACCCAGATTCGTATGATAAGCATTGTTAAATGCTTGCTTAAAGTCGCCCCACGCCTTATCGAACAGGACTTTTTCTTTAAAGGCGTACTTGCGTACGGCTCCATTGAGCTTTTGCCTTGTATTCCCGTCTGGATTGATCCCGTCCAGTGTGTTAATACGGGTCTCCAGCAGGTCCCCTTTTTGCTCTGCAGCCTGTACCCTGCGCTCCATTTGGATCTGACTGTAACGCATGGCCATGATGGGATCCTTCTGGATCAGGTCGGAGATACTACCCCCGGCTTCCATCTCGTGGAACCGGTTGATGTACGCCGCTGTAAACTGCACGCCCTTTTCCCCGGTTAATTTGTGTGCGATTAGCTCACAGCCTTTTTTGGTTACCTCGTAGCAATTACGTTCCTTGCCTTGGGCATCCACATACTTGCTTTCCGTAAAAAATTCAGCCGACGCAATTTTGCTTTTGCCTAAATATTCCACGTACTTGCGGATATCCCGTATCAGGTCCGTGTGTCTCCTGCCCACCATCTGCGCAACTTCCCTGCTCTCAATCGTTAGCGGACTTAACTTATACACTCTGATTCCTCCTCCAAAATCTCTCTGACTGTCAAATACAAATGTCTGTCTCTCTGATGTTCCCTCTCTGCCGTCCCGGCCAACTCCTCAAACCCGGCCTTGTCTCCGGCTACCAGTCGCACAATCGCCCTGGACACCAGCCCTACTACCTGGCTTGTCATCGTCCGATCACCGCCTGCCAATATGGGCTGGTTACAAACCGCTCCGGCAGGTCCAAGCTCCGCATCAGCAGGATAAACCCAAACAGCAGGGCCAGTGCCAGCACTGCAACCACGATATCCCAAAACCTCTGTGTTGTGTGCCACTTACGGCGGCGGCGGTAGTGGGTAACCGCCCCGCCCTTAATCAAGTACATGCTATCCCTCCTCACCAGTGCATATCACGGTAGTCCGTGTAGCTGTCCTGCCACCGGCTCTCCTTGTATTCCCTTACCATCTGTGCCTCGCGGCTTAGCTGGCTTGTCAGAGCGCTCAGATGATCCTCCGCCGCCTCTGGACTACTGGCCCTGACTGCGTCTTGTAGGCTAATCACCGCACTCAAGGTTGCATAGATTATAGTCGTTGCCTCATCGGTATCGTCCGGTCCCCAGCTGTGTGATGCCCGCCGGATGCTGTCCTCAACACTACCTGCAAGCTTCATAGCCTCTTGCTCTGTCATTTTTCAGCCTCCTCTCTCCAGTCCTCATACTTTTGCGTCAGACCCTCGTTTTCCACTGCGCCCCACCACGCTTCCAGGCGGATGTCCTCCAAGTGCAGCCACTCGGCCAGCTCTTCCAGCACACCATTTTCCGGGTCAGATAGGTCCATAATGTCCTGTATCAAAAAGCGTGCCTCCCGTACAGCCCCGCGGGCCAGTCCATAGCTACAAGCCTCCGGCCTTGCATTATGAGTTCTGATCTTTATATCCGCTTTCGTCCTCCCGGACAGCAGTTTTGATGCTTTTTCCGTCATCTTTGTTCGCCCTCCCTCGATAAAGCTTCCATCTGGATCCCGTTGTGGAATTCAATATCTGTGAAACCGCAGGTCTTCATCCCATCCAAGGTATCCAGTACCAGGTCCAAATCAACTTTCCTATGGATGGTTTTCGCGGCGGACTTCACACACTCGTAAGCTTCGTGCATGGATCCGCATATGTGGCATAAAGGATAGTTCCCGTTTGGTACAGTGACTTTAATTTTCATTTCTGCCACGCCTCCGTTTCCGGATCGGTCGCTACTGTTTCCAGCAGCTCCAGTACCTCTTCCGCGTTAAACCGCTTGCCTGCCCAGTCGCCCATCTCTACATGGGCTTGCAGACTGCCCTCTGCGAGATATAAGGCTTCGTACCGCCGATATCCGGGTTCCTGGATATGTTCCTTTAGGTACTCAATCAACTTTTCCACTTCGGGTTACCTCCTTAACTTTGCCGATGCTCCACAGCATCAGCACCAGATTGATCAACAACAGTGCGATTATAATTACTACCTCCTCCTCAGATCCTCTTTGGCGTCCCACACCACCAGCACCGCTATCAGCAGTATGCTGATCACTAGCTCCCACACGTTGCACCTCCCTCTTTACTCTGCATCCCGATCCGCAGCGTACCCCGCTTATATGCCACCAGCAGGCCTGGGCTTATATGGTACGTGTGTTTACCCCCTGGACATTTGACTGCGTATCCATACGGCGCCACTCCTTGCTGTAGTGCGTAGTATACAGCCAGCGCTCCGGAGTCCAGGTACTTGGCCGCCACCCTCGGCGGTACATTGCTCATCGCCAAAATCTCGCTGTCAGTTGGCATCTCAATCCCTCCCTACCTTCTACTCTCCAACTGCTCTCCCATTACGTCTCCGTCCGTCTGTTACGTTTCGTAACAACTGGGGAAAAAAATATCGCATGATTTCCTTATCGGAAATATCCAGTTCTTCTACTAAAAAGCCGACTTCATCCGTGTTAAAAACTGAATATCCATTGATCTTGTCATTTAGAGCATTTTTGCTCATCCCCATTTTTTCAGACAGAGCCTGATAAGAGCTTTTCTTTTCCCTGATTCTACCTTTAAGAGCGTTCAGCTCTGTGTACTTCCTGATTTTCATTTGTTTGCTTCACCCCCCTCCCAATCGCCTTATTACGTTCCGCAACATCATCTTAGCACACTCAAAAATTATTGTCAATACGTTTCGCAACAAAATTAAAAAAATATTTGATTGCGGTATTGCATAAAGTAACACAGTAATATATAATAAACATGTAATTTGTAAAAGAAAGAAGGCTAAAACATGAATGGAAAAAAAGTTCATAAAGAAACGTTCGCATGCCGACTAAAAAAACTCATAGAAGAAAACAATGAAACTATCTATACTATGGCAGAAGTTGTACACCTTACGCCAGCAACGATCTCTAGGTATACTACAGCGGATATGGCCCCAAAAATAACTACGGTTGAAGCACTGGCCAGATATTTTAATGTCAGCCCGGTGTGGCTGATGGGCTATGACGTGCCAGAGCATCTGGAGTGCGAAGACACGTCTGCCTCCGGGAAAGAAAATATATCCACGATTTTAAAGCAGAAGCGAAATCAAGCCGGGTTATCCGTAAATGATGTTGTTGAGAAGCTTGAGGAAAGAGGTATACAGGTATCTAACAAGACTATATATGGATGGGAATCTGGCCAGAGACAACCTGAATCAAGCATCCTGATTGAATTATGTGGGATCTATGGAATAAGGTATATTAATGAATTTACGGATGACAACAGTGAACCATGGCTGTCATCCGATGAACAGAAAATAATAAATGAATATCGACAGCTCTCAGGGGCCGGGAAAACAATGCTGGCCGGTACAGCCAACAACCTAGTTAGATATGAAAAGAATCTAATGGAACAAGTAGTAGATGAACAAGCAGCTACGCGTGAACTCATGCCGGTATACCTATCCGGAGCCGCTGCCGGAACGCCGCTGCCAATAGCTACAGACGAGTACGACATACGCATGGCAAGTGCACCATCAGGGACAGACTTTGGGATTAAACTATCTGGCGACAGCATGGAACCGGAGTACCCAGACGGCTGTATCGTATGGGTGAGCGCACAAGAAAGATTGGAGAGTGGGAATATTGGGCTGTTTGGCATAGCTGGAGATGCACTATGTAAAAAGTTTGTCTTGGACGATGGCAAATGCAGGCTGGAGTCCTTAAATCCAAAATACAGCCCGATTGAGATTACCGAAGATATGGACCTGCATGTATACGGCAAAGTGATTGGCCACACAGGAGGGAGATAAACATGGAATTCAAAGACGATGCAGTGTGGAAATGTTTTATTGAGATATGCGATAAATATGGATGTGAGGATCTCCATATAAACACCGGTGATAAACCAGTCACTATGGACGATCTTAAGATCGTGGAAAACCTTGTAGCAGATATTAAATCCGGAAAGATAGGAGGAAAGGAGTCCGCAGGTGAAGTGCAAGAAGTGCAAAAAGGAGATTGATGGGCAGTACATCTATTGTCCTTGGTGCGGAAAAAAGCAGATATCCACAGCCCGGAAGTCTGTAAAGAGGGAAAACGGCACTGGATCTGTGTATAAGCGGAACGATTTGAAGAACCGTCCTTGGGTAGCAGCCACGCCGGCTAAAGGGAAGAATCCTCCTGCAATTATAGGCTATTACGAAACAGCGCAAGAGGCGAAGGATGCGCTGGGGGACTACCGGAAGAACCCGACGAGCAGACTCAACATAACGTTAGAAGAAGTGTACGAAGAATGTATGCCGATCTGGCTGGATGGCAAATCAAAGCAGCTTAAAAATAGCTACAATGCTGCGTGGGACAAATTAGAATCGATACATAAAGAAAAGTTTAGGCCACTGCGAACCAGCCATTATCAGAATATTATTGATGTGCTAAAAAAAGAACACCCAAAGCTAGATATATGGGGAAAGCCAATCATTAAAAACGGTAAGCCGATTATGCTCCCTCCCTTGTCCCGGTCATCACTGGCAGACATTAGGTCACTTGTGAGGGTATTATATGGCTATGCCGCGCAAAACGACATTGCATATAAAAATTATGGCGATTTTATTACACTGCCAAAAGCAGGCACGGGCGTAAAGCCCGCACTCACGGATCTGGAACTCAAAAAAGTAGAAAAAGTCATTGGAAAAGTGAAGTTTGCCGACTTTATATATTTTATGTGCTACACTGGGCTGCGGATCACAGAGTTCCTGGAGCTCTCCAAATTCCAGGTCCACATAAAAAACGGCGTTTGTGCCTTGTATGGTGGCATTAAAACAGATGCCGGTAAAAACAAAATCGTTCCCGTGCATCACAAAATTATGCCGATTTTGGATTACTGGATGGCCAAAAACGGAGATGTTATATTTTGCAAAGATGATGGAACACATTACACCGTAAATTATTTTCGGGAGAAATGCTTTTATCCAGCTATGGAGCAGATGGGCATAGAAAAAAACGAGAACCCGCACCGCCTGACACCGCACGCTACCAGGCGCACTTTTGCCACATTACTCAGCAAGGCAGGGGTCAGAGAAGAAGATTTCATCGCAATGATGGGACATGCTGATTTTAAGGTTGACATCGAAAGCTACATCTATCAGTCCGCTGAAAAGCTCCAGCCGGCGATCGAAAGGCTGTCTTGACATTGCTACGGGGTTACTACACATGTAAAAATATAAAAGCCGCATGATGTCTGCAAATGCAGTGCCCATGCGGCTCTTTTGGTGTACCCGGAGGGATTCGAACCCACGACCTCTTGATTCGTAGTCAAAATTTAGCGGTTTTTCATGTTCGCCCCGTTTCATCACAGCCCGTAACTGCTGATATACAGCAGTTTGTTGATTTTACTGTTTGCCGCATTTTACTGTATATCACGGCGGTTACTTCGGGGTTGCTACGCTTCTATTTAACTCATGTATGCCGTTTTTTAATTGGATATATTCCATGGTTTGGATCAATCCATACAAGACAAAAGACGCCTTCAATTATAACACCCCATATTCTCACACCGCCATCGATGGTAAGGGAATATAGACCGTCAAAGTCGTCCAGATTAATTTCTTCCAATCTATGTTGAGCTTCTTTAATTAACTTATAAATCCCCTAATGCATAGTGTTGCTTTTCTGTTGTTCGTATGATATGCTTTCGTCATACGGAAATGCAGGAGGGATAGAATGGAACGGGCGAAATCACGCAGGAAAACGCCATGGGAAGGGACTGAAAACATGACTGCGACACAGAAATTTTTGCAGGGACGCTACATTGCCAGCTACGAAAGCCGCCATCAGAAGGTTGCCGATAGTTGCGAAGCCGAGATGATTAATTCCCACATCCCCGCTAAATGCCCATACTGCGGGGCGGAAGGCTTTAAGAAGAGCGGCCATACGCGCAGCGGGGTGCAACGCTATATGTGCATCTGCGGCAAAACCTTCCTGCCCACTACGGGCACGATTTTCGATGAACACCGGATCCCAATCAGCGAATGGACTGACTACTGCTTAAATTTATTCCACCACGTAAGCATCACCGCTGACTCCTGGAACAACAAAAACGCATTCAGAACGTCCAGATACTGGCTTCAGAAGCTCTTCTTGACGCTCGAAGGGGTGCAGGACGGGGTCGTCCTGTCGGGCGACATCTGGCTCGACGAAACCTTCTATTCCGTCCGGGCGGAAGACATGGTGCGGAAGGACAACGGCGACAAGCTGAGAGGGCTGTCTGTGAACCAGCTCTGCATTGGCGTTGCCACAGACAAGAAAAACAGTGTGGTTCTGCTGGAGGGCACGGGCAAACCTTCGCAAAAGAGGACATTTGAGGCATTCGGGGAACATATCAGACAAGGGTCGCTCTTAATCCATGACGGCGACACCTCGCACAGCCGCCTGATTAAGAAGCTTTCGCTGAAAAGCGTAGTGCATCCTTCTAAATCCTTAAAAGGGATGCCTGACAATGTGAACCCTATGAATCCGGTCAACCGCGTTCACGCCATACTTAAAAACTTCCTGAATTCTCACAGCGGCTTCAAACGCGAGGACATACAAGGATATCTGAACTTGTTTGCGTTTGTCACAAACCCGCCAGCCGAATTGTTGGAAAAAGTAGAGCGTGTGATAAATTTGGGATTTCAAAATCCCAGATTGCTAAGGTATAGAGAATTCTATGCTACTAATACTGATGTTGAAACGTAATCAAGCAACACTATGCATTAGGGGATTTTTAATT